ATCACCGGTTCAACAAAATGCGCCTTCTCCGACGGATGAAAATTTCGTCGGTGACCTGGGAGCCGTAGGTACGGCGATGCTTACAGGTCATGGCTTTACAAAATCCTTTACGGAACACTGCATTCTGCTTGGCATGGTCAGCGTTCAGGCTGACTTAAATTACTCGCAAGGCATGAATAGGATGTTCTCGAGGTCTACTCGGTTTGACTTCTATTGGCCGGCGCTCTCTCATATTGGCGAGCAAACAGTCATCGCCAAAGAGCTTTACATGGACAATACGGTAAACGACACACTGGTATTTGGTTACCAAGAAAGGTACGCCGAATACAGGTATAAACCGTCGATGCTTACTGGCTTGTTCCGATCGGGTATAACAGGCTCTCTCGATACCTGGCATTTGGCCCAGGATTTCGCTAGTCATCCGCTCTTAAATTCTACATTCATCGAAGATACACCTCCTATAGACCGCGTTATCGCGGTTCCTTCTGAACCACATTTCTTGTTTGATAGCTACTTTCAATTGCGCTGCGCGCGGCCTATGCCGACCTATGGCACTCCAGGCATGATCGATCACTTCTAATGGGCTTTGGCTCATTCATAAAAAAACTAGCGCCGATGGCTGTCGGCGCTGGCACTGCCTGGCTCGGAGGCGGTGCACCCGGTGGATGGGGCTCAATAGCCTCTGGAGCTCTGTCCGCCGGGATGGGCGCCTATTCACTAGACCAAGAAAATAAATATAATTCCGCGCAATCTCTACGCGCGATGATGTTCGGTCGCGAAAGCGCCGATATCGCTATGAAATTCGGCCAAAGATCTGCCGATAAATCAATGGCGTTTACCTCAGCGCAAGCGCTTCGCCAAATGCAATTTCAGGAAAGAATGGCCGGCTCTCAATATCAACGCGGCATGGCTGACATGCGCAAAGCTGGTCTAAATCCTATATTAGCGTACAAACAAGGTGGCGCTTCGTCGCCTGCTGGAGCTTCAGGTGCTGGTGCATCGGCTAGTGGTGCAGGAGCGCCTGGCTCTCAAATACCTGCCGTGAATAAGTTTATTCCGGCGTTAAACACCGCAATAGCGGTTCGAAGAAACAATGCTGAGCTTAAAAATATGGGCGCTCAGCACAATCTGCTAAAAATGCAGTTGGAAAAGACTGTCTGGGAAAGTCAATCTGCCTATCAGGCAAGCCAGAAAATTCGATCTGAAAACGCATATAATCGTATGGTCGAAAAATGGTATAAATCTAAGGAAGGCCAGGCTCTCTGGAAATTCCAACAATATACTCAAGGCGCTCGAGGCGCCATCGGCGCTCTTAGTCCGTTCGGTCGAGGTCGAGGTCGACCAGGTGGCGGCATTGTCCGCAAAAAAGGAAACTATGGTTTCCCAGCTGGTGTAAAATCTAAACCTTATCCGAAATACGGATCACAACGTAAAACAAGGATACTTCCACCATGAAAGTAGGAAGAACGGCGCTAGATCGGCGCCTAATGTTAGAGTTTCCAGGCGATAGCCGAGCGAAACAATCATTCAAAGAGGAATGCGACATCAATAATATCATGGAAAAATACAAGGCTACGGGCCTTGTAGACCATGTGAAAGAACATCGTGGGACATACAAAGATATGCCGTCTGAGACGGACTATCATACCAACCTTAACACCATAATGGCGGCTGACGCCGCCTTCGCTTCTCTGCCTGCCGCGCTACGCGCGCACTTCGACAACGATGCCGCGGCCTTCGTCGGCTTCGTGACCGATCCAGACAATCAGGCTGAAATTAATGAAATGGGCCTTGGCCCTGAAAGCAGGTTTATACCTCCGGAGGAGGTGCCTGCGGCAAAGGAGGAAGATCCTCCTAAAGAGACCGCTGAACCGTAGGTAAGCGGTCAAAAGCACAGTTACCTACTAGATGTAACTGTGCTAGGTGACACTGCATTAGCATGCAAACTAAAAGGAAATACTCATGGCTCGCTACCGTAAGAAGCTCACAAGAAGGCGCTCAAAACGCCTATTCAAGAAAACTGCTTCTCGTACAAATCGACGAAATGTCGGCGGCCGTCCAATGCGTGGAGGCATCCGCCTCTAAGCTAAACTAAGGTTCATAAAATGACCTGCTATTATCCTTTACAGGGCTACCAATCTAAATCTCTCACTTCGAACGGCAAACGCACGTTCGTAACAAACATACGCGATAGCTATCGCGACTTAACTATGACCGTTCCTTGCGGTCAATGTATAGGCTGCCGACTCGAACGCTCTCGCCAGTGGGCAATCCGCTGCTCTCATGAAGCTCAATTATATCAACATAACTCATTTATAACGTTAACATACAATAATAGCTTTCTACCACCAACTGGCTCGCTCGATCGCACTGCCTTCACACTCTTCATGAAACGTCTTCGTAAATCACAAGAACCTAAAATAATCCGCTACTATCATTGCGGAGAGTACGGCGATAAAAATGGCCGTCCTCACTATCATGCATGCCTCTTCAACCATGACTTTGACGATAAAAAACTGTGGCAGGTAACTGACACCGGTCAACGTCTCTTCACTTCAAAAAAACTTCAACAATTGTGGCCATATGGCTACTCAACAATCGGCAGTGTCACCTTCCTAAGCGCGGCGTATGTCGCGCGCTATATACTAAAAAAAGTAAGCGGAGAATCCGCGTCTAAATACTATGAATGGATTGATCCGAGTACCGGAGAGATCCATTCAATCGAACCTGAATATACAACGATGTCGTTAAAACCAGGCATCGGCAAAGCATGGTTCGAAAAATACCATTCTGATGTTTATCCAGATGACTTTGTCGTAATGAACGGCAAAAAAATGACACCTCCAAAATACTATGATGGTCAATATGAGCACGAGTTCCCTACCGAATATAAGAAAATTAAACGGGAACGCATGTCTGCTCTCAACGAACACAAAGAGAATTGTACAAAGGACCGATTGGCGGTCCGAGAGACTGTTCAGCTTAAGAAGCTGGAACAACTCAAACGCACACTCTAAGAATGGAATACAAATGCTTACGCAAATCTTCAGTGTCTATGACAGTAAAGCCGAAGCTTATATGCAACCTTTCTTCTTTCAAGGGAAAGGTCAGGCTGTCCGGTCTTTCAGTGATCTTGTCAATGATAATAGCACACTGTGCGGAAAACACCCTCAAGACTTTACCTTGTTTCACATTGGAGAATTTGACGACGCCACAGGTAATGTGTCATCGTCAGTCCACACCTCACTCGGAACCGGCCAGGAATTCAAAACGGGAGAACTGCTCTAATGCCTATACCGTCAGTAATGAGTCATCAGTTCTCTCAAGTCCCTTCTGCCGAAATACCGAGATCATCGTTCAACCGTAGTCACGGCTATAAGACCACCTTCGATGGTGGTTATCTAATTCCGATATTCATGGATGAGGCGCTTCCTGGAGATACCTTCAATCTATCCATGACTGGCTTCGCCAGATTGGCAACGCCACTTCATCCAATCATGGATAATATGCGAATGAGTACCTTCTTCTTCGCTGTGCCAATGCGGCTGCTGTGGGAGAATTGGGAAAAATTCAATGGCGCTCAGGATAAACCTGACGACTCTACTGACTTCCTTCTGCCTCAAATCACCGCTCCAGGCGCTACAGGGCACTTGCCAGGGAGCTTAAGCGACTACATGGGGCTCCCGCTCAATATAAACGGCATGGCGCACTCAGCCATGTGGCATAGGGCCTATAACCTTATCTGGAATGAGTGGTTTAGGGATCAAAACCTACAAGACCCAGTAATCGTCAATACTGGCGACGGACCGGACGCGGCTTTCGAGACAGCTGTCGTCCTTAGAAGAGGCAAAAGACATGACTACTTCACATCCGCACTTCCATTCCCACAAAAGGGACCTTCTGTCGAATTACCCCTCGGTACGTCAGCTCCTATTACCGGATACGGTGCTGGTTCACAAACACCGTTGGGTGGCGCACAAAGTGCGTACGAAACTGACGGCACCGGCTCTACGGCTTATGCGTCAAGTTGGCTCTCGAATACTGAGAGCTTGGTCCTAGAGGAAGATCCGGCAAATCCGGGCTTTCCAAATCTACGCGTTGATCTATCTGCCGCTACAGCGGCGACAATCAATCAACTGCGTCAGGCTTTCCAAATTCAAAAAATCTATGAGCGCGACGCTCGAGGCGGTACGCGCTATACGGAAATAATCAAAGCGCACTTCGGGGTAACCTCGCCTGATTCCAGGCTGCAAAGGCCGGAATATTTAGGCGGAGGAACTTCGTCGGTGACAATATCACCGGTTCAACAAAATGCGCCTTCTCCGACGGATGAAAATTTCGTCGGTGACCTGGGAGCCGTAGGTACGGCGATGCTTACAGG